ACACCTTTCTTAAACCTCCAACTTGTGATAAACACGAGTTATTGATTGAAGATGAAACTGCACATGCACTATAATCACTCATTTTATTATATTTTTTTAAGATTTATTTATGGTTATACCAAATCGTTTGATACGAAGTTTTCTGGAAATGCGATGTTAGAAGCTAAGTTGAACTGAGCTTGTAATCTTACCTCATCATTATCACGTGAATACCACATATCCAAACGCTCACTATTATCCATTAAACCAACACCAATAACCATTTGTGATGATTTACCTAATACGATACGATTTTTACCACTTAAACCTGGTACTCCAACCACTCTAATACGTGTAGCAGGGTGGAAAGTAATGAACTCCTCACCTGCACTTGTAGGGTCGAAGTGGAAGTAATTAGCAGTCCTTAAATTAACAACGTAGTTGTTGTAATTTTGTGGAGACATAAATACTACCAAGTCATCGTCCTCACGTATAGCATCGGGACATGCTGCGATTACCTCATCAACACACGTTAGCATAGTTGAACTTGATGGTGTAGTAGCCGAAGTTACTAGATTAACACCCGAAGTACCAGATGAAATAGTTGTGTAGAAGCCATTATAACCATCACCACTAAGTGTTGCATTCCATACCTTGTCCTCTACGAACTTTTGGATTTCTTTAACCTTTAACTCTGCAATCATTTCTTCCAAAGGTAATTCTTCGTTAGATGCAGGGTTGTTTAAGAACATACCAGCCCAATATTCACGTAGTGAAGTAGGACATAATGTTTCTTGGTATTTATAAAGTTTAGTCGCAAGATTTCTCTGCGTAAATGTTGTAGCTGATGAATTAGAATTACTATCCCAACCACATCCACCATCACCAATAGAAATAGATGATGATAATAAGTTAATTGCTTGTGTTCCTTTAACCCCTGCTTGAATATAGCATATTTCGGGGGTCTTAGCCTTAACGATTGCTTCACTAAGAAGTAATCCACCTATTTCATCAGTATAAGTGTTTAATCCCGTTAAGTCAAAACTGAAATTATGTTTTTTCATTTTATTTAATTTTAATTTTAATTTTTATTTTAATCCTCTACGTAAAGCTGCCAATTGCTCCAACTTGCTAGTCTTTTCAGCCATCAATTCTTTAATATAAGCACCTTTTCTGTCGTAGATTTTATTATCAGCAGGCTCACTAGCGAACTTGCTGAACTTATTGTTTAATTCCTCGTTATTCTTTTTCAACTCAACGAGTTCGTTGTTTAGGGTCTCCAAAGCGTTTGCAAAAGTTTCTAAGATTTCACTTAATTCTTCTTCTTTAACTTCCTCAGCTGCTTCTTCTTTTTCCTTGATTTCAGTAATCACTCCATCTTTCGTTGAAACAATTAGTCCTTCTGTTGTTTCGTGGTCTGCATCGGGTGCTAATTGTCTTCCCTCTTCGGTCTTAACATATATCTCAGCACCAACTTCTAACTCACCATCAACTTCAACTATTGTTCCGTCAATTAACGTAGCCTCTGCCATCTTTTTTTCTTCGTGTTCCTTAGTTTCAACTTCAACTTCAACGTCTTCTTCCATTTCACTTTCTTCTTCCATATCTTCTATTTTAAGGTCTGTAATCTTACCTTCCATTACTTTTACCTTAGTCCCATCTTCTAACTCAATAAGACCATCTGGTGCTGGTAATTCACCCTCTGGTGTGATAATATATACTTCCTTTTCAATTTCCATTTCATCAATACGGAACTCAACACCTTCTTCGTTTTTATAAACGCCGAACTTTTCAGTAGTCATACTAAAAATCTCTCTAATTTTGTTGATAATTTCTGTTCTATTCATTTTGAATATTTTATTTGTTTATTTATTTATTTTACTAAAAACTATTTCTTCGTTGAACCACCCTTCAATAGAGTATCCATTCAATTTACCAGTTTTTACTTCTTCCCAAACATTAGGGTCTTCAACTCTCATCGTAATAACCCACGTTCCTTTCGGGTATTCTAATCCTAATGCAGTTGATTTATCAAATATCGGGTCTTCAACAATCCAACTTTCAATAACTCTACTTTTGGCTTCCTTATTTGAATGCTCCACATTTGATGCATCCAATAATTTTTCTTTCATATATTTATCAGCTAATTTCCTTGTCGTTTCTTCACTAAAAAATACCCAATATAACTCACCATTTGGTTTATCTATTGTTGGTGGTGATTTCCTTATAATTAGTTTGTTAGGTATTATTGCAGCCCCCGTAATCTCCATCTTATCTTCATTAGCTGAAAAAGTAAAATCTTTTGATTGTGATTGTTTTACACAATTCGGGACTTTTCTACCATTCTTAATTTTTGTACCATAAGCAATATAACCACTCTGGCAAGGGTTTTCATATAAGAACTTTTCATCAGTATCACCAGTAATAACAACACCACCCGTTTCATCAACATAAGGGGCTAATCCTTTACCACCTAAATCAATACCCATATCTTCACGTATTTCTTTTAACTTTCTCTGCGCCCATTCAATACCTTCATCACCACCCCATGCATCCCACATAAGTTTTCCACAACCTTCACCATAAGGTGTATCACTATTTCTTCGGTGTCTTTCAAATGCTGCCATGCGAGCAATTGTTTCCTCACTTATATTTTCATTCTTACATAATTGGTGTGCTCTCTGCTTCCCTACGTCAGTTCCACAACTACCCCAACCATTTTCCTCAGCGTATTTTACAGCTCTACACGCATTTTCACTTGCGGCTTTTGGATAATCATTATACGTTTGAAACATATGTTTTTCACAAGGCATATAACCAATTACACCATCTTCTAACTGATGCTCGTGAGAACCACTACAACCAATTTTTTCTGCCATTATTTCAGCTTCTTCCCTTTCACTAAACACGGGGACATCATCTATTAAGTCAATAACCCCCATCTTAACCATCGAAGCATTTATATTTGTTCTTGCTCGTCTTGCTTTTGCGTTGGCTGTTGCTTCTGTTATTGTTGGTTCATTTGGTATATCATCAATACTTGTAATACCTCTACGACTACGTGCCTTGTTGATGATATTACCTTCCCACTTATACGTTAATTTCTGCCAATAATGTCGGCAGTTATAACTTCCTCTAAATTCCCATATTGAATAAAAACCGAACTCTGGATTAGATACGGCTGTAGTCATATCATCTATATCCTCACGTCTAAACACTCTGTTCTGTCTTAACATCTCAGCACAGAACGCTCTGTTTTTACTATCTCTAGGACCAGTATATCTATAACGTATTCTATACGCACCTTCACTATCTTCACCACTTAATTCATTAGGGTTAGATATAACGTTAATTTGAAATTGGTTAGGGTCTGTAATTTCTTCAATTTTTTCTAACTTCCACCCTTCGGCTTCTAACTTACCCGCTGGTTCTCCCAACTTATTTATTTCAACAGCCAACTCGTATAGTTGTTCGGGTGTTAAAACTTCATATATGTTTTTAATATCTTTGCTGAATGCAAGAAAATTACTTTCGTGTGCTGGTTTTTCAACTAAACTAATTGCATCCAAACCACCAAAATCTTCTAATTCATCTAAGGTGAGCTCAATAATTTTCATAAACCTTATCTATAAATATAATTTTATATATAATTTACCATTTTAGATTACACTACGGGACTTTATTTGTCTGTCTAATGATTGACTACTACTTACATCAGTAGATACAACATACGTCTTAATAGGGGTATTTGAAGACATATTACTTAACTGATTTAATAAGTTGGTTTCGGGTGATGTTCTTGTTTGTGATGAAATTATACCTCCATTATTAAAACTTGTACCACCTCCATATTGATTAATTGCCGATAATAAAGGTCTAAACATATTTGTAGATTTAGCGTTAATTATACTTTCACCATTACTAACCATAACGGGCACATTATCCATCTTTCCGTCCCCTTGTCCCACTAACATACCACTTGCTGCTCGGGGTATATTTGCTTTAACATCTGGTACTTCATCACTAACACTCATTATTTCTCTTACTTGACCTAATCCCGCAGCAACTGCCGCAGCTGCTGCCGCAACGGCTAAGGCTGGACCAATACCAGGTATTCCAACAACTGCTTTATACGCCTCAGTCGCTGAAAGATACGTGTTGATGGTTGCCTGTGCTATTGCTGCGACCTTACCTGCTGCGGTGGTTTCCCCTAATGCCGATGCAATACTACCTAACGCATTTGCCGCAGCCGATGCACGTTGGAGTTGCAATTGTTCTTCTTGTTCGGTCAGTTGTTTTTTCTTATCAAATGTATTTTGTTCTAAATCTTGTACTGCCTTTTGATATTCAGCTTCAATTAACAATCTTTGTTCTTTTGTTAAATCTTCATTTTGTAATAACAAATCTGTTTTTTGTCGCATCAATTCAATAGTTCGGTCTAAGTCTTCAATATCTATTTCTTCTTGTTGCTCCAACTTAATACGTTCTAACTCCAATAGATTTTCGTTTTCTTGAAGTTGTTTGTTATATTCTTCTTGTGCTTTTGCTTCGTCCTTTTGTCGTTGTTCCTCAGCTGCTGCATCGTCCTTAGCCTTTCTTTCGTCAGCAATTACATCTAAACCTTGTTGATATTGTTTTTCAACCATCAACCTTAATTCTTTTTTCTTTTCTTCACTAACCCTTAAATTATCTATTTGATTTAATTGTGAAGTTCGTTGTATTTCCAACTCACGTGTTGCCTTTTCTTCTTCATCAGTAATTAAGGAAAGGGTTAAATCTTGCTCGAATTGTGCTGCTTCTTCTGCCAATCTTTTTCTTTCCTCAGCAGCTGCCTTTTGTTCCGCTCTACGTCTATCCCTTAACGCTTTTTGTTGGTCGAATAATTCTTTTTGTTTTTGTAATGATGCCAGTTGTGCTTGTTCTAACGCTTGATATGCTGCCGCTTGTTCGTCTAATGCCTCAGTTGAACTATCACTTAAAGCGTTCTGTGCCCTTATGGCTTCGTATCGTTGTTTAGCCAGTTTTTCTTCTTGTTTGGCAAGGGCAATTTCTTTTTGTCTTACCAACTCTAATGCTGCTTCCCTTTCAGCATAACTTTTATTTTCATCGTTGATTACCAACTTAGCCTTTGCTATTTCGGTATTTTGTCTTGCCCTTTCGTTATTTAAGTTTCTCTGTGCGTCAGCTACATCTTGTAATAACCCTTTAACACGGGCAGCTTCGTTGAATTCTTCAGCTATTTCATTACCAATACCACTAAAAGCACCTTTAACATCTTCTGCTGCACCAGCAAAATCACCCTTAAAAAACTTTACAATACCACCTGCGACTTTTAATACTCTGTCCCTTAATACATCTAATGTTGCACCTAAACCTGCCATTATACGTTCAACGGCTTCACCCCCTTCTTTCGTTGAAGTAAATGCTTTATATAAAGCCATAAGACCCGCAGTAATCGCAGCAATAACTGCAACAATAGGGTTGGCTAGTAATACCTTAAATGTTTTTGATAAACCCTTAACTGAATTACTTACTTGACCCACAACACCAGGGGCTGATGTTAATTGGTCTCCTAATGATTTCTGTGCGTTTTTGGTTTCATTTATAACTTCTTTTGTTTGTTCTAACGCATTTTCAGCTTTACCTAACTCTTCCGTTAAGTCTTGCCAGTGTTCGCTCCCTAAATCAGTATTATCTAACTCATCTTGTAAATCAGTAATAGATTTATTTATTTCTTTTATATTTTGAGCTGTTTTTTCAACGATATTTCCATTCTCGTCTAAAAACTTTAACTTAAAAACTAATTCTTTCTGTGCCATATTTATTAACTAATATAATTTTTAACTACAAGGTATAGTAGCGTTTATTGTTCCCGTACCACTTAGTATTACTACCGAACCAGTACAAGCACATACTTGATTAAAATCACCAACAGCAATAGTTCCTGCTGTTAAAATACAACCATCACACATTTCATAACTATAATCTAAATCAGTATCACCTTCATTTATTATTGTGTATAAATAACAAGGGTGTAAAGTTGCCGTTGGAGTAGGGGTTGGTGTCGGTGTCTCCGTATTGGTTGGAGTATTTGTTGGAGTTCCCGTAGGGGTATTTGTTGGGGTCTGTGTCGGTGTTTGAGTTGATGTGATACTTGGAGTAGGGGTAGGTGTTAAACTTCCCGTAGGCGTGTTGGTTGGTGTCTGTGTGGGTGTTGGTGTTATAGTATTTGTTGGACTAACTGATGGTGTCGGTGTAATGGTATTGGTTGGGGTATTTGTAGGACTTACAGACGGAGTATTGGTTGGTGTAATGGTATTTGTTGGAGTTGGAGTTAAAGTGTT